ATTGCCCTATTCTATCATAGTTATTATTCAACAGAAAATAATTTTTCAATCTCTTTTATTTTTTTAGCTGCGCTTTCTTTTGAAAGGCATTCACCTGAATCTATAAATAGCTTCTCTTTAGTACTTTTAACCTCAAATCTTTTAGTTGATCCAAGCCACGGATTTGCATCTACATGGCCAACGATATACTTAAAACAATGATGTCTAAAGAACCAAGGAGATATACACGTTAAAATTAACGGTTTAATTAAAGGATCTTCAGCTTTCTTAATAGTTATTCTTACAGAACAATCATTAATATTTTCGCCTTTATATTTACCCATACCACTAGCTCGCCATGCAGCAATAACTGCTACACGATAGCCTTGTTCTTCAAGGAAATCAATTATTTGCATTGTAGTATAAGATCTAACAAGTAGTTCTTCATATTCTACATTGCAATTTTCAGCGATAGATACAGTTAATTCAACTATTCTACCAGTACCGATTCCATTGGTTTTGACACGTTTACGTAAAGCCGGCAAGCCTTCTAATAGACGATCATAATTCATATCATCTCCATCAAACTCATCATATACATATTTAGCTTTAGATCCTCCAAATGAAGTATCTAAATCTAATTTATCCAAAGAATCTAGTCCTTTTTTATATGAATATTTACTTTGTTTGATCTCTTCTAATGATAAACCTATCCATCCAGGATCATTCTTGTTAGAATGCTCATTGAATAAAGATTGATTTCCATCTGGAGTACATATAGATGATGCTAAATAGAAATCATCTATACTATCATATTCTCTTATTATATTCATATCTAGCTTGCTTTACGTTCTTTACGTGGGCCATCTCGCCACGGATCGTATTCTATCACCGTTGAATAACCCTTATCTGATTTAATACTTGTCATTGCAGAATCAACTAACCCTTTTAACTTTTTATCAAAGTTTGAATTATAATCAATTGACTTAGAATCAAAATACTTACCAATATTCTCAGTAATTATCTTTTTCTCAGTTTCTGACCAATGAATAGTAATTAGTTTTTGCCAATCTGTAAACAAATTATATTTTAACTTGTGAGCAGATTGAATCATACGAGTAGATACTACACGGCGTAGCTGATGTTCTTTAACTATTTTACGTAGTGCATTAACGTATGCTACTACTTCAGGATCATATTGCGATTCAAAATCGCCAGAATATGCTACCTCTACAATACTGCCTATAAAGCGGTCTATAGTGGACGCATCAAGTTGGTTGTTGGCAACATATTGACGATCTGCCCCACTTCCGAATGTATTACTGGTTGCAATGATAATACATTCTGGGTGACGATGAACTAAGCCAGTAGTAGTCTCAATTTCATCATTTGCCAAAGCTGCATTTAATACCTGCGCAACGGCAGGATCTAATGCAGTCATCTCGTCAATTAATATAATAGATGGTTTAGAGTAGAACTCAGAAAACCGAGTTGTTTCTCTAGTAGGATACTTATATCCAACGAATTCAGTAGCCGATGTTCCTATACCGCACGATATACATAAATAAGGTAATTCCTTCTTACGTGCAACATTACGGGCAATTGTGGATTTACCACAACCAGCAGGACCAACCATCCAAATATTATTCATGCCAGATTCAATAAGTCTACTAACTTTCGCCTCTGGCTGCAAATCCGAAAACGTTAAACCTTTCGATTCGATTCGCATTTGATACTTAGCATATTCTTGCTTTTTTAATCTTATCTTTATCTTAGTGATATAATCATTTAAATCTTCCACAACATAATTACCTTTTGCTGCAGTTAATATATTTAAACCATTAATCGAAGTCTTAAAGACTTCATCAAAACAATTACGAATAACGATACGTTTTACATGATCGCTTTCTGCGATATACGTATCAGTTATTACAAATAAATCTTTGTAATTGTTTAGTCGTTTCTTTTTACCTTTGTCATCTTTGACAGTGGTTTTAATACTACCATAAAATACATCACCTACTTGTAACGCATTCTTTTCAAGAGTTAAACCTAAGTTTTTACTCTCATACATTGGTATTACTTGTTCACTATCTTGTTTTAGTAAATATTTTGTTATAAATTTTGATGTTTCCATTAAATTGATTTTAAATTAATAATAAAAATAAGGGCAGGCTAAATAGCCCACCCATATTTCATATTCTTATTCCGATTATTATCAGAACGGTAACGCATCAATTGCACTATTATCTGTTTGTAGGATAGTCTGTGTTTCAACTAATGGTTTTGCACCTAGTGGATTATTTTCAACTTCAGTATCAGCAATTACTGGTTTAGTAAACTGATCAAAAGATAATTCTACAATAGATGACTCTTTTCCTTCACCTAATATCATAGGTTCAATAAATGTGTATCTTGCATATTTAGGTAAGGTTGTATAACCTTTATCATTATATACAATTTTAACACGTAATAGGATATCTTTATTTGCATTATTCAAATAAGATACTACTTCTTTAGCAAATTCCTCAAATGATGTACCATTGAAGATCAATTGATCATTTGTGTAGAAACACAAAAGCAATTGCATCATTCTTGAAAATTGGTTATCTTCTTTCTTTTGTAGACTTTCAGCATCAACATCGAATTTACCTCCTGGTTTCCATTCGGTATGTGAAAAGATTGCGCCATCCTTTTCAAAGTTTATTTGGATAAACGATGAAGATGGTGAATTCTCATATTTTGCTGATACTAATTTAACGTTCGCTACAATTCCCGGAAGTATATATTTAGTTACCTCATTTTTGGTAACTAGGCTTGCTCTTTCTTTACTATACATAATTTCTATTTTTTAATCTGGCAAATAAATTTTGTCCCAGTCAACTGCGACTTCATTATTCTCATTACTTTCTGCGATAACTATCTTCTTACCTCTAAGATGTGGGGCTCTTGCTTCACGTATAGAATTACTACCACCTTCAAATGAAACTATTGTCTCATTCTTATGTCGATAGATATATCCTACAGCATCTGCCTCTCCACATATAATATCACCTAATTTACCTACTAAATCGATCTGCATCTCAGATAGTTCTTCACCATCTTTGTTTATCATCACGTCTTTAGTATGCCCTATTAAAATGAAATTATCAGTAAGTTCTCTAAACATGTCTATTACCTTTCTTACGGCTTCGCGTAAGTATAAATAACCTGCCCCACGATCTAACGTACGCACATCAGTACCTTTCCAGGTCTTTGCTGACGGCAATTGTCGATATAGTGTTGCAGCATAAGGGAGACATATTTCTTCTAGTCTAGTTGCATTATCTATTGCTATATATTTATATGGTTTTTTACCACCATTTTCAGCTATTTTAGTGCGTATAGCTTGCGCTATTTCACCAAGATCATTAACTGATCTAGCTTGAATAGATAATGCTTCTAAGAAGACGGAACCGCCTTCTAGATCTACAATTAAACAATCGTCTAATTTTGAAAGTAATGTAGTTTTGCCTGATTTTGGCTTACCAAAAATAACTAAGAATCTAGGATTCTGTACTTTTGGTATATTTTTTTCAGTTGGTAGTACTAACATTTTAAATAGTGTTTAGTACTTTATATGTATGTTTGAAAAAATATGAAAAATGTTTGAAAAAATATAAAGTAAATAATTAATCGTTGTAATTTACGATAGTATTAATTTTAATAATAATATTCGTAATATTAGTCTGTTCGATTGGACTTAACGCAGCAAGGTAGCGAGCGCTATCTTTACGTGGTATAATGGTATTACCAATCTGGATAAACGGTTGAGTGATACGAACAGGTTGTCCGAACCATTTGAAATCATAACCACGTTCTAGAGGCTTGTTAGCTTCTTCTGCGTAATATGCCAATTTAGCCATAGCGGCATCAAAATCAGTATATAGGTTATAATTCTTCTTCTTAGGATAAATAGATTCAGGTAGAGTATATAACGGAGTATAACCGTTACCTTTTCGTATACTTAAGTATGGAGAATAATCAAATGCTACACGCTCGCCATATCCAACATCAGACAATGTCTTCTCTGGGTTCAGCCATTTGCACGTATCAGCTACTCGATTAATTAAAAAATTCTTCAGTTCTTGTTTTGGGTCGATGTCATAAGACGGCATCGTTACTATAAATGATTTCATTTCAGCCTTTTATTTTTTTGTTAGTACTACCGCAAAAGTAGTATTTCTCAATGCGTTTCAATTAAGTTACCGTACTTTAATTCATTTTCGAATTCTAATATACATGGTTCGCCTGCATCTCTAACTTTTAGAAAATGTAGGTACACTTTATTTTTTACAGGTAAGTGTGTTGGTCCATATGAACTAATGTTATTAAGTTCTGGCCTAGACAGTACTGTAACGAAATCGCTTGCTTGAAAAATTGCATCTGATGCAGCTAGATCGCTTCGCATTGGATAATGCAAAGACGGGTTATTAATCCTTTCAGGTTGTTCCATATTTCGATTCATCTGTGATATCTGTATTATACTTGTATTACTTAATTTCTTACAACGTATAAACATCTTCTGTAAATCTACTATAGTACCTCTTTCATTTTCACCTTCTACTAATAATATATGATCTAGTATTACTACTAGCCATTTGTCTTTAGCGATAGTTTCATGAAAGTATAATATTGTTTTCTCAATATCTGCTACTGTGCCTGGAGTATCCACATAATATATGGGGTAAGCTTTCATCTTATTAGCTGAAGCTTTTACTTTTACAAGATCATCATCTGATAAGTCTTGTTCGGCACTATATAATTCCGAGGTTGTCTTTCGTAGCTTATTTGATATTTTACGAGTAATCTGTCTGAAACTTAACATTTCTAAACTGATACTCAGTACAACAACATTCTGATTTGGATTAAGATCAATTAAATCAGTTTCTAAAGTATTAGAAAATGCGCTTTTGCCACTACCACTGCTACCAGCGATAGTTATGATCATATTAGGTTCAATTCCACCAGCACAAACTTTGTTGAATTTAGTCCACCTTGTTTTAAGGGGCATAATTGTATGATCCTTTCTACTAGATATATAACTAATAGATTCATCAATAGCTTGTGAGATTGGCTTAAATTGTAGAGTCTTAGTACACTGCTGTTCCATAAGTCTCTCCTATATTATGTTCATTATTCTGCATCTCCTCTTCGTAACATTCCCATTCATGTTGAACGAGCCATTTCCACATAGTCTTCATATAACCTAATTTACCGGTAGCAATTTTGTTGCTTGTTTCAAATTTTAAACAATTCATGATATGTTCATGCATTGCTTTAGATTTACCTATAATTTTGTTATACTCATGTCTACATTTGTTTATGTTTGATCTTAGAAAGCCTTTCGTGCCATCAGGTCTTATAACATAAACTGGAAAAGTATTATAAAAATCATCAAATAAAGTTTTATCAGTTTCTTTTATAGAAACTAATATATCTGATGCTATATTATAAACGGTATCACTATCTTTAGTAGTAGTGACTATAATATTACGATTAATTAAGTCTTGTATTTCTTCTTCTTTAACTCGGCTGAGAAGCTGTTGAAGGTCTTGATGATCGTTTTGATTTCCATTCAATACGAGACTTATAAATACTAACTGATTTAATGATAGATTAAATTTAGTTAAAAACTTTGTATCTATTTCTAGAATCATACTCTTTTTATTAAGAGCTTGTGAAATAGATGATAAATATTTGATAGTTTGTGTTATTTACCACAAGCTAAGTTGTAACGGTTTTAATTGTCGAATAAGTTTATAGGTTTCATGTATATAATATCTATAATTGATATTTCTATCAATAATAGATTTATCATCAAATGTATTTAATAAGGTTACTCCAGAATTAGCTAACATATTTTGGTACTGCTTTTTTTTAGCTACGATCGCATCAATTAATCCATAAGAATCATGTACTTCTACGATTTCACCTTCTTTATACCCTGTTAATTTCCATTTCCATAAGTATCCTCCATTTGTTGAAGCATAAAACCTATTAACACGTTGTTGTGGCTCATTTAGATATTCGACTTGCCACTGTTTACCTGTTTTTTCAGACATTAAAAAGTCTTTTATATCAGAACATTCTTTTATAGTTTGTTCTACAGGTATATTTTTTGTAAAGAAATCTATAACAGCTTTAGGTATTATTTTAGGAGTTAACCCTTTACCTAATTTAGTTTCTGTTATGAAGATGCCTTTTTCTTTTACTTTATCGTCTTTGGTTATTGCAAAATAATCATTAATTGCAATCTGGTATAAAGCTTTAAATTCTTCAGTTTCCATAGTTAATAGACTGAAGTCTTCAAATTCTTTAATTATTTTATTATACTCTTCTAATTTGTCTTTCTTACAAATAAGAAAAATACCATCAGTATTAATTTGTACTAATTTACAGTTTATTGAAAGTAACATCTCTGCTAATTTCAATAATAGTAATTGACCATTCATTCTAATTTGCATTACTGCGAATGGAGAATATAACCAAGAATATTCATTCTGTAAGTTCGATTTTGTTATCATATGGCTTTTTATCCATATTTCTCATACTTATTATTAATATGAGTCCCGCATATGTTATTATCCACTTATTTCAGTTGGGATATGAACCACTCGTGGAGATATTTTTGCTCTCTTAACGCTCAATCTCTATGCTGTACGGTGACTAATGATATTTTAGTTTACCTCGGCGGTATCTTTCCAGACTTTCACCGATTTTGGTTCATTCCTATCATCAATTCCTTGATGAAGGGGCTCGTTTGTAAAATATAAACCTTTGTAAGGTTTTCCTGTTTTTACTGATCTATTAATACAACAGGTAGATAAAAAACTAACACTCTTTGACATCCGTGGTCCAGCAAATCTAGATTTTATTGGTAGTATTAAACTTTCGGATAATTCCTCTAAATCTTTGCTACTTCTAAATCTACCATAACATATTTGATTTTCATCATATATGTATATTTCTGGGCACTTCTTTCGTTTAGTTATTCGTACATTAGTTCTATCTGCTTGTTTATGTGGTACTTTAAAATGTTCTGTATTTTCATATTTTATTCCTTTATTCCAAGGAGTATGTGACCACATTTTTATTGTATTAATAAATTTTTTTGGTATATTTTCAATAGTTAATTTATTCTCTTTTAATTGATTGTACCATATACGGCATTCATTCGTAAATAATTTACGAGATACTAATTGTTTTTCAATACTTTCTTTTGTTTTGCACGGTCCAGTGGCATTTGGATTAATATTATAACAATTTTTATTATTATATTTATCTAAATATATTTGTTCTCGTTCTAAACACTTTTCTGGAGAGCATCGTTCCAATATAATAAATTGAAAACCATCTTCTTTATATTTATTGAATGCGTTTTGTAAGTAGGTATTCTTATGAGTACCTCTACGTAATGCTCCAATATGATATGAGAATCTTTTACAAAAACTCTCTGAAGTACTACCTATATAGTATTTTTTATTTTCTAAATTTTCTATTTTATATATACCCGTTGATTGTAAATAATCAGGTCTAGCGATATTTATTAGCATAAGTCTTTTAGTTTTTCAATCTAAACGAATTATATCAACTTAAGTTTAAATACCGTTGTATATTTTACATTAAATTTTAACCAGTTACACTATTAAGTAATAGTTTTAACGTAGTATCTTTATTCTTTTGTTTAGAATGTTTAGCTTGTAGTCTTTCTGTTCTTACGTCTGTGTATATATCTACAAATTCATGACCTAAATGTTTAGGATAGAATCCATAGGATATTAACAGACTTGGATATAGAGACGCAGCATCGCAATCTAGTAGTACTTCATCTTTCGCTGGTGTAATTATTTCAGGAGTATTCTTACTATGAATTCCTCCTACACCTACTGATATCTTTAATCCACCAAAGATAAACTGTTCTTCTAAACCCTTTCGTCCAGGGCTCACTGTAGCCATTTTAAGACGTTCTAAGAGACTTTGTAGTATTTGCGTACTATAACTTATCTTTGGTAAGATAACGTCTCTGAGGGCTATAAAATCCATTGGAGATCGTAGGTTCTTTATTTGATCCCACGTTTGTCCAGTTTTAGCTAAATATCTTTGTTTTAGTAATTCAGTACCGATACCAACTCCATCTTTAGATAAACATCTTATATGATATTCATCTTCAATAGATATACGTAAAGCGATATCTTTTGCAGAACGTTCAAGTAATTCGTTAGTAGACATTACATCGTTTATATTATAAGCGATCATATCGTCAAATTTATCTATTGCTAGAGCAACTGACCAGTCTACTACGAATTCCTGTACATTTTTATAATGCATTGTTACTTGCATTTCTTTTAAAGATACTCTAAGTGCTTGACTATAAAGCATGGTTAAAAGGTCCAATGTTTCAAAATTATTAGCGTACTTCCAACGTTTCCATCTTTCGATAGACTTATCTTCTTTATCAGTTATTACTCTACTTAAGTTATAAATAGAGGTACAAATCTCATGTACAGAAAAAAGTTCATTATTGAAGAACTCAATGCAATAATTGATAATAGGATTATCGTAATGAAGATTATTGTAACCAACGAAATAACAATCCCGCACACTAAAAAATCTAATAACATCTCTAATGTTGTTCTTACGTTCTGAAACTTCATATTTAACTAAATCTTTGGTTTCGGTATTATATGCAGTAACATGAAATATGTTGGTAAATACCTCAATATCAAATACTACACATGGTTTTCCACGTATTAACATATATACATACTTTATATTTTTTTAATAATATAGAAGTTTGTAAATTGTTTGAAAAATTGTTTCTATAAGTGGCTTCGAACCACTGCAATGACACTAATTACTTAGCCGCTCTACCCCTGAGCTATATAGAAATCCGTATGTTTTGGTAATTAATTACCTAATAGTTTATTCAAGAATATCTCTACTCTAGAATCATCATCATAGCAATCAAATTCTGTATTCTTAATAGTTTTTACTATTGTAGGAAATAATTTATTTGCTTCATTGTATATAGCTTGACCATATCGTAATTGGCCATGACTATTTATTGCTTTTTTAGCTTCCCGTTTGATATTTACGATATCTAAACTGTCTGGTATAGTTACTTTTTTCATGCTGCCATATTAAAAGTTGAAATCAGATCTTCATTTATTAATGATTTACGTTTAACGCGATTTTTCATATCATACGTATCATTTTTTCTAAAGACTATTCCTATTTTTTTAGATTTAGGAAATGACAATTGAATAGCAATTAATCTTATTGCTGGTGCTGCATTCTTTAGTTTTTGCTTTGCTTCTTTCAATACTTCATGTTTTTTACATATGATAGTATCCACTCGGCATTCATAAAAGAATTTACCATTTTCACTATACAATTCTTCTATTAAAGTATAGTTTTCTTTAGCGTGCTTGAGAATTCTACGCTCTTTACGTGATAATTTATGCTGCATGTGCGATAGGTATTAGTTCTGGTAAACGATTATATACAGCTGGTGGGAATAGACCATTACTTTGTATGTTAGGCACAATTCGTATGCCAGCATAACCACCTAGTTTCTTACAAAGATCACTATGAAGATTATCTACAATTATACGTAGTTTCTCAAGTTTATGTTTTGAGAAATTAGTACTAAAATCGTAAGCGTTCTGTTTATCATCTAAGCGGGAAATAAT